AACATTAAAGCTTGTGGAAGGACACCTGCAAAGATGTACAACTATGCAATCAAAGATCGCAACGTTTTCGGCGATCTCGAGTGCCCGGGCAAGGCAGGAGAGGATGTTTCTGGAGCTGGGGCTATGTGGGATGATATCATCAGTCAAGAGACTGCTGAACTCTTTTGGGATGCTGTTCGACGCTTGGCTCCGCGACAGCTTCTCGTCAGCTTTCCCTCCCTGCGGGCATATGCAGAGTGGCACTATCGACCCACGGTGGAGCCATACAAGCATCCCGATGAGATCGAGCTACGATTGGATGGAATGGAGGAGCTCAGCGACTGGGTACGTGACAATTTGTCTGGAAGTGTGCACGGTAAGTTGTCTTGCACGTCGCAGGGGGGGTTTCCCCCCGACGGCTCCGCCGCGCCTCGCCAGGGCTCGGGGGGATACCCCTCCCCCCCTGCTTGAGTGCGCCAGGTTCATAATGAGATCATCTTTTGCTAATATGAGTCAGGCAGACCTAAGTCCTTAGTTTTGTGGGGAGGTACCCGATTGGGTAAGACTGTGTGGGCACGCAGTCTAGGCAGCCACGTATACCAATGTGGCTTATTCAATGTGGATGACATGAAGGCTGAAATCAGTGAGGCTGAGTACGCCATATTTGATGACATGCAGGGGGGGTTTGAGTTTTTCCATGGGTACAAGAATTGGTTGGGTGGTCAGCTGAAATTCAGTGTCACCGATAAGTACAAGGGAAAGACTAGCGTCAATTGGGGGAGGCCCACCATCTGGTTGATGAATGATGACCCCACCCAGTGCAAAGGTGTGGATTACGAATGGTTGGAGGGAAATTGTCTTATTTATCACCTGACTGAGCCTATCGCTCATGCCAGTACATAGTAGAAGTGTAGCGGACTTTCAACAAGTCGCCAGATTGGCCAGAGCTACCCTGAGAAAATAAATCAACGATGTGATAATCGCCCATACCTCTCTTATCTGAAACAGAAAAAGAGGAAGATGATTCGCCGGCGCCAGCTTCGTCATCATCGTACACAAGTGTCTTGTTCATTGGATGGTACAACTTGGTCTCCTTAAGGATACCCTGGTCGTTACCAGAGCGATAAACCCAAGTCTTATCAAACTTGACATCTATGCGAGTGGTGTCCAAGGGGGCAGTGATGAAATCATCCCAGTCAACACCTTGAGCGCCCTTGAATATGACGCTGCGGTGCTTGAGGTAGGTGTTACCCATTGCGGTAGGATAGAGAGCCATGTTAGCAGCCAGGCGCTGCCAACCATTGCTAGTCTCGACTCCGCCTGCGGCGACAATAGCAGTATCGGTGCCTGATGTGTCAACAGAGGAAAGGGTGACGAGGTCCTGGTCCTTGCTGGTGTAACAAAAGCGGCGGTGAAACCAGGGATTAGGGGTGCTAGTCTCAATGCGGAGCTTCTCGGAGAACCCGCGCATGAAACAAGTGGTGGCTGTACGAACAGCCTGGGCGGAAACTGAGTTTAAGTTCGTATTCGTCATGTCGGTGAGGTCCATCACGGTGGGGCAGAACTCTACCCATGCTAGCGTAGCGCCAGTGTTGCCACCAGCGACAACTAGTGGGTTTTGTACGATGGAGCTAAGAGCGCCAGTAGGTGACGTGTTGCTCCACGTCAACATGGTATTCCGCTTCTTGCGGGAAGTTATGTTGAGGAGAGCTCTTCTTCCCATTCCTGTTCGGCGAGTTCGACGAGGCGCTGCACTGCGTCGGCGGTACGTTCTACCGCGGCGAGTACTCTTAGAAGTACGGCGTCGCCGAACTGTTCTGGTGCGTCTTCGGTAGGGCATTCTGAGTTTGGGGGGTAACACGTGTCGCAACAGTGGTTCCGAGCGTGGTCCATGAAATCTTGGCAACTAGCGTTGCAGTTGTGCATGTGTTGAGGCATTTTGTTGGGGTGGGGAACTCAACAGTTGGGGGAGTGAGGGGTATATATAGCCTGCCGGGCTTGTCATTGTCAATGACATGTTAGAGAGATAATATTAAGTCTCTCTAACATGCCGGCCTTCGCCTTTCGATCACGCTATGCCATGCTTACGTACGCCCAGTGCGGGGATCTCGACCCCGAACTTGTTATCGCACATGTCCGAGCAGTACCTGCTCAGTGCATCCTTGGAGCAGAGAAGCATGCTGATGGAGGAAATCATTTCCATTGTTTCGTTGACTTTGGAGAACGGTTTTACACTTCCGACTGCCGCCGATTCGATGTTGCAGGCTACCACCCGAACATTAAAGCTTGTGGAAGGACACCTGCAAAGATGTACAACTATGCAATCAAAGATCGCAACGTTTTCGGCGATCTCGAGTGCCCGGGCAAGGCAGGAGAGGATGTTTCTGGAGCTGGGG